CACCTGGAGCTGGTCGACCTGTACCGATCTATTCATGAGCAGGGTCTGGTTGAGATCGTGTGCTGCACGCCTGGTAGCGCCCTGGAGGGTGTTATCCCTTCGATGGACATTGCCGATGCCTGACTACGACATGACGCGAAGTGTAGCCTGTAAGCTACAACAAGGCTTGCGGATTCTCTGCGTGAAGTGGGGGGATAAGTACGGCGAGGACTACGTTCTAAAACTACAGGCTGCTTGCGCCAGGCACATTCCGCATCGGGAGTTTGTGTGTCTGACTGAGAATCCGGTCGAGGGGGTGGTCTGTAACCCGTTGCCATCCGATCTGCCGGGGTGGTGGTCGAAGCTGGGGATGTTTCAGCCTGGGCTGTTCCCGGGCGACAACCTGTACCTGGATCTCGATGTGGTGGTGACTGCGGGTATCAACCCGTTCATTGCGGCCTTGCTGTCAGGCCCATCGAAACTGTGGGCTCTGGATGACTTTTCTTATTCGGTCGCAGGTCGCAAGGCTGGGGACGTAGGCGGGCACCAGCAGGGCACGATCAACTCAAGCGTGATGCTCTGGCGCGGGCAGGCAAAGAGCGCCGTATACGACGTCTGGGAGCGTTTCACGCCAGATGTCATGGATAGGCTACATGGCGACCAAAACCACATAACGCAGGTTCTGTGGCCGGATCACATCGGTCTGCTGCCGTCTGGCTATGCGGGATCGTACAAGTACGGCGGTGCGCGCCAGTTCCCGGTCACAGTGTTTCACGGCGATCCAAAGCCTCACCAGGTCGGCGATGACTGGGTGGCGCAGCATTGGGCGGCATAACAGTTCACTTCGAGCCTGGGGTTGATTGGCAGCGTCTACGGGTTGTCCAGATGCAGCGGGGTCTGGAGAGGTTAGGTTTTGAGGTCACGCTGACCCAGAGCAGGAAGAGGCTCAACGCAAACCCCGCAGTTCTGTTCGGCACCACATTCTGGAAAGACGTTGAGTCGGGTGATTGGCTGCTGGTCGACCGGGCGTGCTGGGGCGATCCTGAATATGTGCGTCTCGGCTGGAATGGCCACGGGACTGATGCTGATTACCGATGGCCAAAGAATCTGACCCCGCGCTGGATCCCAACACTGGAACAGCAGGCGCCGGGGCAGAAGGTCATTGTGTGCGGCGACTACGGCTCATGTCCGCCACACGAAGGCGCCACCCACTTCAAGCCGCACCCCGCAGATCCCACGAATTACCCGGGACTGCCGATCGTCGACTCGTTCGAGGACTGCAAGTACGCAATCTGCGGGAGGTCCACGGTTGCCGTGCATCTAAAGCTGTTGGGGATATGGGTCCACCTGACCGATCACAGAAACATGGCACACATGGCGCTCGATCAGATCGCCTGGACCCAGTGGTCATGGGATGAAATTGAACAGGGCGAAACAGGACACCTTTTCGAATGGCTGAAATCAAGGGCTTAAAAGAGTTGTCCCGAAAGCTCTCTGCACTCGGGGCCGCAGTTGGTGGAAAAACACTGAGGTCTGCGGCCATGAGTGCGGCACTGCCTGCTCTGCGGGCTGCTCAAGCCAGAGCGCCGATCAGCGATCGTGACTTCCTGAAGAAAACGTACAAGGGTCGCTATGTGGCGCCGGGGTTCCTGAAGCGGAACATCGCTCGCAAGTCGATCCTGTATCGGGACAAGCGAACAGTGAAGATTCTGATCGGGCCGAAGCCCGAGGCTTTCTATGGAACGCAGTTCATCGAGATCGGCACGTCGACCATCCCGAAAAGCCCCTGGCTTGAGCCCGCATTCAGGTCACAGCAGGCCGTGATGGTTCAGCAGCTCAGCGCGAGATTGAAACAACTGATTGAGAAAGCCGCCCAGAAATGACCATCGCCCAATCGTTCTATGAATACCTGACGGCGAGTTCAACCATCCAGGCGGTGGTGGCCGAGCGGATATACCCGCACGTTATCCCGCAGGCGGAACTTGGAAGACCAGCACTAACCTACTCGCAGGAGTTCGGCGATTACATCGAGCACCTGGCTGGTCGAAGTGAAACACAAATGGCCGAGTTCGAGGTGAACTGCTGGTCGAATACTTATCTGGCTGTGCGAAACCTCGCCGCCATTGTTGACACCGCGCTGACCGGCTACCGAGGAACCTTCGGGACGGATACGGCGGAATCCATACGCAAGACGAACGACTTTGATGGTGGCCTGGAGAATGACACCGGCCTCTATCGAGTCGTTTTGCGTTTCTCAGTCGCTTACTACTAGGAGTCTCCACAATGACCGCAGCAACCATTAGCAACTGGCAGTTCGAGGTCGGCACGGCAGCAAGCCCCCAGGTGCTGACGGCCATCGAAGAAGTGTTCAGTGTCTCAGGCGTCGGTAAGACGAACGATTTGGTCGACGTGACCAACTTCGATTCGCCGACCGGCACGAAGGAATACATCGCCGGACTGGCGGATGGTTCCGAAATCTCAGTCGAGGCGAACTACATCCCGTCCGCCACTCACCAAGCCGTGGTGATGACAGCCGTGGACAGTGGCGCGACCCGTCTGTGTCGCCTTCGATACACCGGATCGAGCCCAGAGAAGAGGTTTTCTTTTTCAGGCGTCTGCATCGGCTATGAAATCACGCCGAGTCCTGACAGCCAGAACCAGATCGCCTTCACGTTCAAGGTGACTGGCAACATATCGAGAGTATGATGGGGTATCTAAAAACGGGTAAGGCCCTGATTGAGCGCATCAACGAAACCATCGAACTGGTGGAACTTAATGCGCTTGGTCAGAAGCATTTGCTAGACGCTCACACCAATGGCGATATGTTCACCGCTGCTGCGACCGCCGTGAAGTACGGCACGAAGAAATGGCGAGACAAAACGGCTGACGAGATCATGGACGAGCTGCCGCTCGAAGCAATCCAGGAGATCGCCGATAAAGTCGCCGCGCTGTCTGGGTTGAACGAAGATCACGCAAAAAAGTCCGAGAGCACCCACTAGAGCGGTTCAAGTTTCGTCTTGCTGCGCAGCTCGGGTGCTTCGTTTCTGACATCGAGCAGAATATGTCTGCCCGTGAATTCATGGGCTGGCAGGGTTACTACCAGATCGAACCGTTCGGGGCTGATCGCGATAATTGGCACTCTGCTCGCATTGCTCAAATACTCGCAAACATCTACCGCAAGTCCGGGTCTGCTCCTGTCGGCATGTCCGAGTTTATGTATGTGGATCAGAAAACAGATCGAGAGAGAAAGGAGCAGGCGACTTTGACGTGGTTAATGCAACGGTCTGTGGAGAGTAACTAGATGGCTGAACTCGCTCGGCTGGTGGTCGCGCTCGAAGCGCAGACTGCCAAGTATGAGAAAAAGCTGGACGCTGCGAACCGGAAGCTGGACAGGTTCGCTCGCCAGCAAAAGACTGCCCTCAACAGCATTAAGAGCGCGTTCTTAAGTCTTGGCACGGCTGTCAGTGCCATTGCCCTGACGAACATGATTCGGCAATCCGTTCAGGCGGCTGATTCTGCGGGGAAACTTTCGCAACAGATCGGCATATCTGTTGAGGCCCTAACCGGGTTGAAGCTCGGTGTGGAGCTTGGCGGGGCGCAACTCGAAGATCTGAACAAGGGATTGACTCGTCTCGCTAGAGCCGCGAGTGATGCAGGCAATGGTCTCGCTACTCAAAAACGGGCGTTCGATGATCTGGGCGTTTCTGTGATGGGGGCTAACGGCCAGCTTCGTCCTGTCGAGTCAATTCTAAGAGACATTTCCGACGCCTTCTCGACTATGGAGAATGGCACTCGCAAGGCAGCCAGGGCGCAGGAACTATTCGGGCGTTCCGGCGCTATGCTGATTCCATTTCTGAACGAAGGCAGCAAGGGGCTGGATGCTATCATCCAGAGATCCGAGCGGCTGGGGGTGGTGTGGTCTACCGAAGCGGCGGCTGGAGCAGAGCAGTTCGATGACAACCTGCTGCTGCTGACCTACGCGGCCAAAGGCTTCTCGACGCAAATCACTCAGGGGCTGCTGCCTACCCTCACCGGGTTGTCCGCCATCATGGTGGATCTAGCCGAGAATAGTTCGCTCGCTGCCAAAGCTGTTTCTGGGATCAAAGCCATATTCGTTCCCATCGCAACCGGCGCGCTGGTACTCGGCGATGGATTGGAAACCCTTGCGAAGAGAATAGCGGCACTCGCTGCATCTGCGACATTGTTGTTCCGTGGAGACTTCGACGGAATCCAGACGGTAATAGATAAATTCAACTCTGACACTGAGGCGCGATTCGCTAAGACCGTCGAGAGAATCAAGGCCCTGAATGGTGAATTGACCAGAGAACTTGCGAAGGGATCCGGGCCGGTCCAGTCGACTTATGTACCAGGCGCAACTTTTGTCGGTGAGTCAGACAAGGACGCTTCAGCTCGGCTTAAGATCCTGAGCGACATGGCGGACTTCAACGATGAACTCGTCGATCAGACCAGGGAGAGAGTCTTGAAGCAGCGAGAGCTTCAGCGCGAATCGCTTGAGCCGTTCGTTATGACCACTCGGGAATCAGCAGACGACTTCGATAATGTTGTTTTCGGCAAATTCGACAAGATGAAGGAGCAGGCTGACGCCTTCCAGAAAACCTTCGCCGACAACCTCGTGATGGCTGCTGATTCTGGGTTCGATGGCATCCTGAAGTCTTGGACTAGAACACTTCTACAAATGGCAGCTCGTGCTGCGTCTTCGAAAATATTCGCCCTGTTGAGCCAGGGCAGCGGCGGCGGATTGGTCGGTGCGATTGGTGGCTTATTTGCCGGCGCTAGAGCGGCTGGTGGCCCGGTGTCTGGCGGTCGGTCCTATCTGGTAGGCGAGAAAGGCCCGGAGCTGTTCATGCCTCGTGGCTCAGGGAACATCGCGCGCTCAGGAAGTTTCGGCGGAACCAACATCACCGTCAACGCACCCAACTCCGCGCCGGGTATGGAAATCAGGATCAGACAAGCGGTCTCCGAGGCGGTCAGGTTGTCGTCGCAAGACAGAAACGACTCGCGCAGGAGAGGGCGATGACAATCTATAACTGGACGTCCCTCGGCTTCCCCGCGCCTGCAACTCATTCACGAGTGGTTGGATCTAAGACGGGTTTACTTGAATCATCACTCACCGGCGCAATTCAAATCATCCAGCGTCCGACGTTCTGGCTGGTCACCGCGAGCTGGAACCTTTGGGATTCGAACTATCGGAATGATGTTCTGGCGTTTCTGCTTAGCGTGGAGAAAACCGCGCACCTTGTTTCAATTCCTTACTTCGGCCACGTTCAGCGCGGCGCTTTCGGCGGTACGCCATTGGTGGCAGGTGGTTCGCAGACTGGCAGAACAATCAACATCGACGGGGTATCGCCGAGCATTACGAACTGGATTCGCCGGGGAGACTGGATTCGATTCGGCGGAAGTTCTTTCCAGGGGTACATGGCCGCTGAGGATAGTGATTCAGACGGTTCGGGCAATGTCGCCGTAGTGTTGACGCAGTCGGTACTCAGCTCCCCGGTGAACAACGAGGTAGCAACAGTCTCGGGGATGAGCGCATCGTTTATCACTTGTCGGTGCATTGCCGTCAGCGAGTGGACGGATCAACGCACCGCTACCACCGACCGTCTGACGCAGATCACCGCCACCTTCGTACAGGATGTTTTGCGGCCATGACGCGAGCGATCGGATCGGCCACTCTCACGGCGATTGAGGCAGCAGAGGCACAGCCGCTTTACTTCGTGGAACTGAGGATCGATGAGGCCAGCTCGCCACAGGTTATTACCCGACTGCATACCGGCCTGGGCACGATCACCTGGGGCGGGTTCGACTGGACCGGGGCGGGCGACCTGGCGTCGATCGATTCGGTGAAGGAAAGCAATACGATCAACCCGAATGCGTTGCGTATGGGCCTGTCGGGGATTGATTCCACAATCACAAACATGATCTTCGAGGTCGATTACTACATGCGCCCCTGTCTGGTTTATCTGGGCGCGCTGCAGGCCGGCGCGTTGGTCGAAAACCCGTCGACGATCTTCTCGGGTTTCATCTCGTCATTGTCGATGGTGTTTGCGGGGACGGACGGCGATACGGTGGTTCTGGAAGCAGAATCCGAACTGATCCTTTTCAAGCGATCGCGCAACGTCCGTTACACAAGCCCACAATTGCAATCGGAGTATTCCGGTGATCTCGGCTGCGAGTTTTTAGAGTTGACTTCAACGCAAACGATTGTGTGGAGAGGGAAGAATAATGGCTTGGGTGGAAGCGGCGGACGGCTCTCGCCCGCGGAGGGCGGACCAGATCGCGGGAGCCGGTGAGCTCGCGGTACGGAAAGCGATCAACAACTGGCGCGTGCGGCCTTTCGCCCGAGGCTCGGCGGACTGCTGCGCGTTCGCAGATTACATCGTGGGACAACTCACAGGGGTTTCTTATCTCGGCCATTTTTCATATTCCGACGATGCCGGCGCAGAGTCGATCATTAAGGCGCATGGCGGCCTTGCCGGCGCGGTTACTCTGGCGATGCGCCGCGCGCCTATACCGCCGGAAGAGCTGCGGGTTGGGGATGTCGTGCTGATAACCATCCTCGACAAGCAGGCGATCGGCATCCTCGCGACGGACTCCTCAGTGGTGACTGTGTTTGAAGATGCGATTCCGCGCAGCGTGCGGCGCGATTTCGTCGATATGGGATGGCACTCGTGGGTATAGAAGCGGGCCTCATCGCGCTCGGCGTGGGGGCTACTACTGCGGCAGCCGTTGCGGCTATCGCGCAATTCCTAATCGTCACGGCCGCCTCGACGCTGCTCGCAAAACGCGGACTCCCTGGCGGACCGGGGATTAGCGCACGGACGCTCACCTCACGCGGCACGATTGACCCGCAACAAATCATCTACGGCGAGGCGTTAGTCGCCGGCACGCTCGCATATAGAAACGCCACCGGCTATCGGAATTCCGTTCTGCGCGCCGTTCATCTTATCGCTGGCCACGAAGTCGAATCGATCAGGGATGTTTATCTCGACGCGCGCTTGATCCCCGAGGCAACAATCAACAGCGGATCGGCGGCGGGCGGAGATGTCAATTCCGGATACTACGGCCCGACTTCGCGCGGCACCACCGTGCAGATGTACAAGCATCTCGGCACCTCGTCGCAAACCGTCAACACAACGCTCAACGCTGCAGACCCCGCATGGACCAGCGCGCACCGACTTCGCGGCATTGCTTATTGCGTTACAGGGTTCGTGTTGAATGATCGGACGGAGTCTGTCTGGGAAGCTGGCGACCCTAGCAATGTGAAGTTCCTCGTTCGCGGAAAAAAGATTTATGACCCGCGACTCGACTCGACGAACGGCGGCAGTGGATCGCATCGCGCCGATACTGCTTCGACCTGGGCGTGGAGCGACAACCCAGCGTTATGCGTTGCTGACTTTATCCGCGATGCTAAATTCTCAGTGTTCGCTGACGGGATTACTTCCGACCGAATAGACTGGGACGCGGTCATCACGGCGGCGGATGCTTGCGATGCGCTGGTGCCTATTCCGCCCGCCTCCTCGCCGCAGGTGACGCAAAAGAGATTCACTTGTAACGGGGTGATTTACAGTTCCGAGACTATGGAGGACTCGCTCGCGGAGATGCTCTCCTCGATGAACGGTACGCTGATCTTCTCTGGCGGCACATACATCATCTCGGCGGGGGTTTACGCCGCGCCGGTCGATAATCTTAACGAGGACGATATTGTTGGGCCGATCGGGGTAAGTAGCGCGCTCGATTCCGATCGCCGGATAAACACCGTGAAAGTTTCCTACATTGACGCGGCGAAGGCGTATGAGCCGACGGAAATTTTGCCGATCACGATAGCTGCCTACAAAGACACCCGCGATAACGGGCAGGAGCTGGTTGATACCATCGAGCTGGCCATGACGGATAACAACTACATGGCGCAGCGGATTGCTCTGAAGCGGTTGTATGAATCGAATCAGGAGTTGACTCTTTCAGTGCCGTGCAATCTCCGAGCGGCGCGATTGGTTCCTGGCGAGCGAGTGAGCCTTACCATCTTAGAGCGCGGGTGGTCCGGGAAGATCTTCAAAGTGCTCTCGTGGGAATTCTTCGATCGCGGCGGCGATGCCGTCGGCGTGAATGTCGATCTTCGCGAGGATGACTCTTCCGCCTACGCGGACCCGCTCGCCACCGACTACACGACGATCAACGCTGGGGGCACTATCTTGGCCGGTGATCCGCAACCGATCGCGAGCGTGGGCACTATTCCGCCGGGCATCCGCTACGGGGAAGGCTCGTGGGATATCCTGCTCGAAAAGAACAGGACTACTGCTGGCGCGGATGACGGGGAAATTCTTGTCAATATCGGCGATTTCCTGCCCCCGAGTGGATTGATACGCAGCATCACCGCCGCCGGTTCAGTTTCGACACCTTATGAAGGTTCTAGGAATCCTCCGGACAGAACTTTCTATATCGTGTGGGGCGCTACTGCGACGGATATCCGATTCGCAGCAAGTCCATCGCTATCATGGGGAAGTGCTTCGGTTAACGCCGCGGGCATCTTCGCGGCGGTATTCGATCGCTACAATGATCAATGGTATGCGGTCGATAACAGTGGTGAAGAGGTTGCGTTCACGCCGGCAGATACCGACTACGTTGTCGCGCGCGGCTGGAAAAATTCGACTAGCGGCGGTATCGAAACGCTGCAATCAGTCGTTCCATTCGTTCAGGAGTTGCTGGATACCGGCGCGAATCTCATTCGAGATCCAAAGTTTGAGCGCCAATATGCGGACACCGGGGTAACGCTTGGTTCCAAGCCGAATGGCGCTCGATACTGGAACGGCTCGACGAGCACATGGACGATCAGCGCGACGGCTGGAGAGAATGGCGGCATTGCAGCATTGCGACCGGAAGCGGCGGGCGGGACTCTGATCGCGTCTTATTTCACCCCCGCGACGATGGGCGAACGATTCTTCGTCGCACTGCGGTTGTGGTTCGAGACTGGGTACAACGGCTCTCTGTCTGTTGATATGTATATGTACAACGCCGACCGCGGTTTCCTTGCCACGGTCACTTTCAACAACATCACTAGCCCGACGACCGGCACCTGGCTGACGGCCGAGTACTCCGCCGTAATCAATAACACGAATTGTCGCTACGTGAGGTTTGGAATTGAGGGTAGCGCGGGCACCGTCGGCGATGCTGTTGTGCAGAGTTACGAAGCAAGCCGTATGGCATTCGAGGCTACGGTTGGCGCGACGCTCGGCAGCAACGTAGTCACTTCTGGCGGCACTGTCGTGGGGGATGATGCGGTTGTGCGGTGGGAATTCGATCCGACGAACCTCGTTCAGTGGACCACTTACGAGGCGGCGGGATGGTCGCCGGAGGACACGACGCTTTCGATTACCGGGCGATGCTTTCGCGGTTCGACACAAATCGCATCACGAGTAATCGACTTCACGCTCACTGCCTCTGGCGGGAACGAAGGTGATATAAATGCCGCAGGCGGGACCAGTACGGGCGATGCAAACACAGTAAGCATTACAGCGAACGACTCGCCCTCAGTCAGCGGCTATGTTCAGCACACGGCAACCGGCGTGAGAGGGTACTGGTTCGCCGGGGCGAATATACCTGGCTACGCAGGGAGTTCAATTTCCAAATGATTCAACTTGACGGGCCTGGAGACATACGATTCCGCGACGTGCGTATTGGTGATGAAGATGCGGTTTTTACCATCTGCCAGAATGCGAGGATTGATAGCCGCCCATTCACTCGACGCGGCGCGGAGAACATGACTCACAAGTGGGCCAACGATATGGCCGTTCAGCCCGGAGATCATCCTTGCAACGCCGACAGTCTTTACCGCGAGGCGCTGATTGCTCACCTTCCGAATGACGACCCGCTCGCGTTGATTGTGTATGTGGTTCGGGGCGCGAATGATCCGAAGAACTGGCCGCTGGCTATCCATGTTCTGTATACCGAACTGTTCATCATCGCACCTAACTACAGAGCCAGCGGTCGAATGGACGGATTGCTCAATACACTGATTCGTTCAGCGTTCGAAGTCACTGGCGTTGACGTTCTCGTTCACGACTTGGTGGACACCCCGCAAATGCGAGCGCATCAGCAGGACAGGGCATATACCAACGCCCGGGAACGGGTGACGCCCAAAGGGGCCAGGATCGCCGTGACGTTCACAAAGGCCGAACACGAAGCAAGGATGGCTCGGGTGCCTGCTGAAGCGAATGCGCGAATGGCGTTCAAGATGGAATAGAGCGGGCGTTTGGCATCACGGCCTAAGCCGCTAAACTGTCGTACACCGCACGCCCATTTATCCTTCTTGCGACAGTCCAAGAAGTGCGAATCA